ACGACCAGACAATATATTAAACAACTGGAGAGTTACAAAAACTACATTAAGACTAGGCCGAAGAATAGTAGGCAAGTGTATGATGGGCTCAACTTCAAACGCATTAGATAAAGGTGGAGACAACTTTAAAAAATTATACCAAGCTTCAGACGTTACAAAAAGAAATAGAAACGGACAAACTTCTAGCGGACTCTATTCTCTTTTCATCCCTATGGAATGGAACTACGAAGGATTCATGGATACTTTTGGATCACCTGTATTCCTTACGCCAGAAAATAAAACAATCGGAAGAGACGGTGTTGAAATTACAATCGGAGTAATTGAGCATTGGGAAAATGAAGTAGAAGGATTAAAGAGTGATCAAGATAGTTTAAATGAATACTATAGACAGTTTCCACGAACAGAGCAACACGCTTTTAGAGATGAAACAAAAGATAGTTTATTTAATTTAACTAGGATATATGAGCAAATAGATTATAATGAAGAAATAAATAATATATCTTCTGTAACTAGAGGTAGCTTCATGTGGGAGAACGGTGTAAAAGATACTAAAGTAAAATTTATTCCAAATAAAGATGGTAGATTTTTAATATCATGGGTTCCACCTAAAAACTTACAAAATAGAGTGATTATAAGAAATGGTATTAAATATCCTGGAAACGAACACGTTGGATCATTTGGTTGTGATTCTTATGATATATCTGGTACTGTTGATGGCAAAGGTTCTAATGGATCTCTTCATGGACTAACTAAATTTTCTATGGAAGATGCACCACCAAATCATTTTTTCTTAGAATATATATCAAGACCTCAAACAGCTGAAATATTCTTTGAAGATGTTTTAATGGCTTTGATTTTTTATGGTATGCCCATATTAGCTGAAAATAATAAACCTAGATTATTGTACCATTTAAAACGTAGAGGATATAGAGGTTTTTCGATGAATCGTCCAGATAAAGTTTGGAATAAATTATCAACAACAGAAAGAGAAATAGGTGGTATACCTAACTCTAGTGAAGACATTAAACAAGCACATGCAGCTGCTATAGAATCTTACATAGCTAGTTATGTAGGTAAAGTTGAAGAAGGTTATGGAGATATGTATTTCCAAAAAACATTAGAAGATTGGAGTAAGTTTAATATAAACAATAGAACAAAGTACGATGCTACTATAAGTTCTGGTTTAGCAATAATGGCTTGTAATAAAAATAGATATAGACCAAATCCAGAGAAAAAATATCAACCTATAAGTTTAGGTATAAAAAGATATGATAACGATGGAATAATTTCAAAAATAATAAAATAAATAGATGCAAATTTCTTATAACAGTAATAGTTCTTTTCCAGATCAGGTAGTACCAGATGCAGAAAAAGCAACTCAAGAATATGGTCTTGCTGTAGGTAGAGCTATCGAAGGTGAATGGTTTAGAAATTATAGGTATGGAACTAACTCTCCTGGTTATGCTGTTAATTTTAATAACTATAATTTATTAAGGCTATATGCTAGAGGTGAACAACCAGTACAAAAATACAAAGATGAATTAGCTATTAATGGTGATTTATCTTATTTAAATTTAGACTGGAAACCTGTACCTGTTGTATCTAAGTTTGTAGATATTGTAGTTAATGGTATATCACAAAGAAGTTACGATATAAATGCTTATGCTCAAGATCCTGTTTGTTCTAAAATAAGAACTGACTATGCTAGAGATTTATTAGTTGATATAAATGCTAAAGAGTTTTTAGAAGATGCTAAAAAACTTCTTGGTGTTGATGCTTTTTCTATGGATCCAGATAGTGCTCCTAGAGATAAAGAAGAATTAGAAGTTCATTTACAAATGGATTTTAAACAGTCTGTTGAAGTAGCTGAAGAAGAAGTTATAAATCAAGTTTTAGATAAAAATAAATACGAATTAGTTAGACAAAGAATAAATCATGATTTAACTGTTTTAGGTATTGGCTGCGTTAAAACAATGTGGAATAAATCTGAAGGTGTAGTAGTTGATTATGTAGATCCAGCTAGCTTAGTTTATTCTTATACTGAAGATCCTAACTTTCAAGATTTATATTATGTAGGTGAAGTTAAGTCTGTATATTTATCTGATATTAAAAAACAATATCCACATTTAACTAAAGAAGAGTTAGAGATTATACAAGAATATCCTGGTAACTCTGAATATTTAAGAAGTTATAGTGGTAGACAAGACAACCAAACTGTACAAGTATTATATTTTGAATATAAAAGTTATTCTGATCAAGTATTTAAAATAAAAAATACAGATCAAGGTTTAGAAAAAGCTTTACAAAAGTCAGATACATTTAATCCACCTGAATCAGATTCATTTAAAAAAGTATCTAGAACAATAGAAACTCTTTATTCTGGAGCTAAAATACTAGGTCATCCAATGATGTTAGACTGGAGGCTATGTGAAAATATGACTAGACCTGTTGCTGATACGTGTAAAGTTAATTTTAATTACGCTATATCTGCACCTAGAATGTATAAAGGTCGTATTGAATCTCTTGTTAGTAGGATAACAGGTTTTGCAGATATGATACAGTTGACTCATTTAAAACTGCAACAAGTATTAGCTAGAATAGTACCTGACGGTGTTTACTTAGACATGGACGGTTTAGCAGAAGTTGATTTAGGTAATGGAACTAACTACAACCCAGCTGAAGCTTTAAACATGTATTTTCAAACTGGTAGTATTGTAGGTAGATCTTTAACTCAAGATGGTGAATTAAATAGAGGTAAAGTTCCAATACAGGAATTACAAACAGGTTCTGGTGGTTCTAAGATACAGTCTTTAATAACTACATATCAGTATTACTTACAAATGATACGTGATGTAACCGGTTTAAATGAAGCTAGAGATGGTAGTAATCCAGATAAAAACTCATTAGTTGGTTTACAAAAGCTAGCTGCTGCTAATAGTAATACAGCTACAAGACATATACTACAGTCTAGTTTATACTTAACTTTAAGAGCTTGTGAAAACATATCATTAAGAGTTGCAGACTCTTTACAGTTTCCTTTAACTAAACAAGCTTTAGAAAATAGTATATCTGCTTTTAATTCAGCTACGTTAGAGGAGTTAATGAAAATAAATATACATGACTTTGGTATATTTATAAGTTTAGAACCAGATGAAGAAGAAAAAGCACAGCTAGAACAAAATATACAAATAGCTTTAAAATCTGGTCAAATATATTTAGAAGACGCTATTGATATTAGAGAAGTTAAAAACTTAAAGCTAGCTAATCAATTACTTAAGTTTAGAAGAAAGAAAAAGCAAGAGCAAGATGAAGAAACTAAACTTAAAAATATAGAAGCTCAAGCTAGTGCTAACGCACAATCAGCTGAAAAATCTGCTTTAGCTGAAATGCAAAAACAACAAGCATTAACTGAAAGCACTGTACAAGTTGAAAAAGCTAAATCTCAATTTGATATACAAAAAATGCAAATGGAAGCTCAGATTAAAAAGCAGATTATGGAGTTACAGCATGGATATGATATGCAGTTAGCTACGATCAAGGTTCAACAAGAGAAAGCTAGAGAAGAGTTTATAGAAGATAGAAAAGATAAAAGAACTAGAATATCAGGTACGCAACAAAGCGAAATGATAAGCCAAAGAAAAAATGATTTACCTCCTAAAGATTTTGAACAAGGAGAGATAGGTATACAAGATTTTATGCCACAATAAATAAAAACAACTATTATATTATATTATGTCACAAAAAGAAAAAGAAAAACCTGTAGTAGATGATACTAAAGAAGGTTTAAAAATAAAAAAGAAACCAAGTTTAAGAAATAAAACACCTGAAACTACTAAGTTAGATTTAAGTAAAAAAGAAAAAGATGCCGTTCAAGAGCCAGAAACAACGAAAGTTGTGTTACAGTCTGATGAGAAAAAAGAAGAACAAGTCGTGGGATTGCAAGAAGTGGGATCAACACACGAAGAAGAAAAACCTACCGAAGAAACTAAAGTAGAAAATAAAACAGAAGAAAAACAAGAGGAAGTTAAATCTCCTATTAGCGAAGTAATTAAAGAAAAAGAAGTTAAAGAAACTACTAAAGAATTAAAAGAAGCTGTAAGAGATGAAAAAGTAACTGGAAAAAAGTTACCTGAAAATATTGAAAAGCTAGTTTCATTTATGGAAGAAACTGGTGGTACTGTAGAAGACTACGTTAATTTAAATAGAGATTATTCTAAATATGATTCTAAGTCTTTACTACAAGAGTACTATAACAAAACTAAACCACATTTAGATTCAGAAGAAATAAACTTTTTAATGGAAGATAATTTTTCGTATGATGAAGACGTGGATGAAGAGCGAGATATAAGAAAAAAGAAACTCGCTTATAAAGAAGAAATTGCAAAGGCCAAAAAATTTTTGGAAAGTTCAAAGAGTAAATATTACGATGAGATCAAGTTGAGACCAGGCGTTACTCAAGAACAGCAAAAAGCTTTGGACTTTTTCAATAGATACAACAAAGAACAACAAATAGCTGAGCAACGTAGAAAAACGTTTAGAGAAAATACAAGCAACACTTTAAATGAAGAGTTCGAAGGTTTCGAATTTGATTTAGGTGAAAAGAAATTTAAATATAGTATCTCTAATCCTTCTGCAGTTGCTGAAAAACAGTCAGACTTAAACACATTCGTTAAGAAGTTCTTAAACAAAGAAGGTGAAGTTGTTGATACTGTAGGTTATCACAAAGCTATTTACGCTGCTGATAATGCTGATACTATTGCTAATCATTTTTATGAGCAAGGCAAAGCTGATGCTATAAAAGATATGATGGCAAAATCAAAAAATATAACTAACGAACCTAGGCCACAGGCTACTGGTGATGTGTTTATAAATGGTTTAAGAGTTAAAGCAGTTAATGGCGTTGATACTTCTAAGTTGAAAATTAAAAGTAAAAAATAACAACAACTAAAAATTAAAAAATGGGATTATCGGGAGGAGCTTTTCCAGCTTCAATTACTCCTATGCCGAATAAAATTACAGTTCAAGATAATTATATAGATTTTCATGATACTAATTTTTCGACATGGACACAACAATATCTACCTGAGCTTTACGAAGCGGAAGTAGAAAGATACGGAAACCGAACTATTGGAGGTTTCTTGAGAATGGTTGGCGCTGAAATGCCAATGACATCTGATCAAGTTATTTGGTCTGAACAAAATAGATTACACATTGCTTATAACTCTGTTACTGTTGCTTTACCTAGTGGTGGTGCTGATCCAGTATACACGGTTACTATTGCTCTACCAACTGGTCAATCTACTGGTGCTGTAAGAGTTGGTAACACTATATTGGTATCTGACAACGCTACTGGTTTAGTTACTGCTAAATTCTTAGTAACAGCTGTAGGTAATAGCTCAGGTAACAAACAAGATGTTTTAACTTGTACTAGTTACGAAGGAGCTACGTTAGTAGGTGGTAGTTTAATTAGTGCTAATAACAGTTTATTTGTATACGGTTCTGAATTTCCAAAAGGAAGTAACGGAATGGCAGGTGCAATTGAGCCTAAGTTAAGCACTTTTGAAAACTCACCAATTATCATTAAAGACAACTTTGAGATAAGTGGTTCTGATGCTGCTCAAATCGGCTGGATAGAAGTATCTACTGAAGAAGGTCAGTCGGGCTATATGTGGTATTTAAAATCTGAGTCTGAAACAAGATTAAGATTTGAAGATTACTTAGAAATGGCAATGGTTGAAGGTAAAAAAATGGCTACTGCAAATCAAGACTTCGGAAATTCATTTGGACCAACTGGTGCTAGGGATGCACACATAAAAGGTACTGAAGGTTTATTTGATGCTATTGAAACAAGAGGTAATGTATATTCTGGTTTTGCTGGTGCTGCTGCTCCTGGTTCAGGTGCTTTAGGAGATTTTGATGAAATCCTTAAAAACTTAGATAAGCAAGGTGCTATTGAAGAAAACATGTTATTCTTATCCAGATCTACTGCTCTTGACTTTGACGATATGATTGCTGCTATGGCAGGTGGAGGTTATTCTTCTACTGCTTCTGCTTCTTATGGTTTATTTGAAAACGATGGAGATATGGCACTTAGTTTTGGATTTTCTGGTTTTAGAAGAGGTTCTTATGACTTCTACAAAACTGATTGGAAATATCTAAACGATGCTACAACTAGAGGATTAGATAAAGAAATTGATGGTGTACTTGTTCCAGCTGGAACTTCAACAGTATACGATCAAATGATGGGATCTAATATTAGAAGACCTTTCTTACACATAAGATATAGAGCTTCAGAAGCTGATGATAGAAGAATGAAATCTTGGATCACTGGTTCTGTTGGAGGTGCTTATACTTCTGATCTTGATACTATGAGAGTTAATTTCTTATCTGAAAGATGTTTAGTAACTCAAGCTGCTAATAACTTCGTGTTATTTAAAGGAGCTTAATTATTGTTTAACATTTAAAAGAATAGAAATTATGGGATACGTAAAAGTAAAAAAAGCTGCAGGTGCATTTGATCTTGTGTGTGCAGAAAATGTAGGTACAGTTAAAGCTTCTGGAACAGGAACTTCATTAAAAATTGCAATAGCATATATTGGAGGCGCTTCTGACAGTGACATTCTTACACTAACTTCTACTAATGATGGTAGCGCTGGTGGAGGATTTGTTCAAGCAGATGTTCAAAATTTAGTTGAAGCTATTGGAAAAATTGGTGGAGGATCGGGAACGATTGAAGTCAGTATGTCTAATACTTTAGCTAGTGCTGCGTTAGCTTAATCAAAACAATAATAAGATCCCGCTTCGGCGGGGTCTTTTTTAAATTATTATATTATATTATATTATGGAAACAAAAGAAAAAAAAGCTCCAGCTAAAGCTGAAGTTAAAAAAGATACTTGGGAGTATAAAGATAGAAGTTATTATTTATTAAATGACAAAACTCCTTTAACATATACAATAATGTCAAAACACTCTAGAAGATATCCTTGTGTTTGGTTTGATCCAGACAAAGGTTATGAAAGAGAGTTAAGATATGCGACTAATCAAAAATCTATATTTGTAGATGAACAAAATGGTCCTGCTACTTTAGCGCATATTGTTTTTGATGAAGGACATTTATATGTTAAAAAAGAAAAAAGAAACTTGCAAGAATTTTTAGCTAAACACCCACATAATGGTGTTTTATTTGCTGAGTTTGATCCAATAGTAGAAGCAGAAGATCAATACGACTTTTTAGAACTAGAGTTAGAAGCTATGAATATAGCTACTAATATGGATATAGATCAATTAGAAGCTATATTAAGAGTGGAAGTAGGTAGCAGTGTAAATAGTTTATCTAGTAAAGAACTTAAAAGAGATGGTTTGCTTTTCGCTAAGTCAAATCCAAAACTTTTTATAGATCTTTCTGAAGATGAAAACGTTGTTCTTAGAAACTTTGCTATAAGAGCTACTGAAGCTAGAATAATTATTTTAGCAGAAGACCAAAGAACTTTTAAATGGGGTAGTAATGGACGTAAATTAATGAGTGTACCATTTGATGAAAACCCTTACTCAGCTATGGCTGCTTGGTTTAAAACAGATGAAGGACTTGAAGTTTATAAATCAATAGAGAAAAAACTTAAATAACAAGTGATAATAATTAAGGCGGCTATGCGGCCGCCTTTTTTTTAAAAAAATTAAAATGGCAATAAACGTAAATACAGTATATACAACAGTATTGAGTATATTAAACAAAGAACAAAGAGGTTATTTAACACCTTTTGAGTTTAATAAATTAGCTACTCAAGTACAGTTAGAAACATTTGAAAAGTTTTTTGACGACTATAATCAATATTTACGTATGCCAAAAACAGATGTAGATTTTGCATCTAGGATGGAGAATATTAGAAACCAATTTCAAATATTCAATAAAAATGCAAGTGCTTCCGCAGTATCAAACAATGTGTATACTCAGCCAACCGATCTATATAGATTTGGTTCTGCGTTTTATGAAACTGGTAAAAACTCTCCAGAAATACAAATAGTTAGTAGAAGAGAATTACATCAACAAAATCTTTCTCCATTAACTCAACCTACTACTAATTTCCCTATAGCTACATATCAAGATAATAAACTAACAGTTTCACCTGCAGTTACTTCGCCAGCAGTATCTGATGTAGGTTTTAATTACATTAGAAAACCAGCTGACGTAGTTTGGGCTTATGGTGTAGATACTACAACTGGTGCTTTTATATGGGATGGAACTCCTGGTTTTGCAATAACACCTATTATAGGTGGCGCTTCTGTTAACTTTGAAATAAGTGATATTCAACAAACAGAAGTTATACTTAAAATATTACAATATTCTGGTGTAGTAATAAGAGATCCTAACATAGTACAGGCTGCTGCAAGAGAGTTACAAGAAGAAGAAGTAAATTCAAAAAGATAATACATGGGACTTATTAAAGAAACTAATGCTCAATACTATGCTGGTCAACAAGGTTTTAGTGGGCTGACAACTAACACTATTACTTGGACAGGTAATGTAGATTTAGTAATAAATAGTTCTACTACTAACACTAATTTTAGTTTATTAAAAAATGGTGTTGTATTAAATTATGGTGCTGGAGCTACAGAATATCAAGCTTCTGGTAATGTTATAACACTTGGAACTACGCTAGTAGCTAGCGACATTGTGTTGATTAAGCTACAAACTCCTACAATATGGGATAATTATGGTAGTTATGCTTATACAAGTTTAGTAGACATCGTTAATAATTTTATGGTAGCTTACGTAGGATTAGATAAGTTGTTACCTAGAGCAAATAGATCAGATGTTATATTCCACGCTAAAAGAGGTTTACAAGAGTTTTCTTACGATACATTAAAATCTGTTAACTCACAAGAAGTTGTAATACCGCCAAGCTTATCTATACCTTTACCACAAGATTATGTCAACTACGTACAATTATCTTGGGTTGATAAATCAGGTGTTAAGCATGTAATATATCCAACTAGGTTAACAAGTAATCCAACAGAACCTATACTTCAAGATGATAATGGTGACTATGCTCAAGGTAGTTTAGGTCAAAATCTACAACCTGCGGAATCTGAAACTGACAAACGTTGGAAAACAAACAACACTTTAGATATAACAGGACAGTTAACTGATGAAATATTTGACAATGCAAATGTTTATGATTGGCAATGGTGGAAAATGGCTTACGGCCAAAGATATGGCTTAGATCCTGAAACATCACAAAAAAATGGGTGGTTTACTATAAATGAAAGAGAAGGTAAGTTTAGTTTCTCAAGTGACTTAGCTAATCAGTTAATTATAATAGAATACATCTCTGACGGCTTACAAAGTGATTTAAATAGTAAAGTACCTAAAATGGCAGAAGATGCTTTATATGCTCATATAATGCACTCTATGGTAGCTTCTAGAGCTAACTTTCCTGAATATATAGTTCAAAGATATAGAAGAGAGAGATCTGCTAAGTTAAGAAATGCTAAAATAAGATTAAGTAATATTAAGTTAGAAGAATTTACTCAAGTTATGAGAGGTAAATCTAAATGGATTAAACATTAATTATGCCACAAACTATAAATACATTTGTAAAATCTAAAATGAACAAAGACCTAGATGATAGGTTATTGTCTAATGGTGAATATAGAGATGCTCAAAATGTAAATGTAAGTAGATCAGAAGGCGAAGACGTAGGTGCTTTAGAAAATGTATTAGGTAATACTTTATTATCTGATTTTGGTTTAAGCGCTATACCTAATTTAGAAATAATTGGATTTTTATCAGAAGAAGTTACTAATAGAAACTTTTTTATAGCAACTAACTATACAGATGTATCAAGCGATGAACTTAGCAATCCTGCACCTTACGGAGCTAGTTGCTACATACTAATGAGAGACAATAATTCTAATACAAGTAGTATTTTGGTTGAAGGTAGATTTTTAAATTTTTCCAAAACACACCCTGTTTATGGTATAGATTTAGTAGAAGATTTATTATTTTGGACAGACAATAGGAATCAACCAAGAAAAATAAATATAGATAAAGCTATAGCTTCAAACACGTATTATACTACAGAAGATTCTATATCAGTTGCTAAGTATTTACCTTATAATGCACCATATTTACACAGCAGTGTTTCAGTCCAGCCTACCACAGTAACTCAAAACGTAGCTTATCCATCTCCTAGAACAGATTTATATACAAAAGTAGTAGTTTCAGATACAGATATTTTAAAAGTATTGCCTGGAATGGTTTTAAATTGCAATGTAGACGATGTTTATGTAACAGAGGTTTATCCAAATTCTAATCCTGCTGTAGATTCTTATTTTATAATAAGCAATAATAGTTTAAGCGCTACAACACTTAGTAATTTTTTAAATACTACTAATCCATGCACGCTTAGGTTTCCATCTTCACAAAATAAAACGTCTCCCTATCTTTCCCCTAGTTCTAGTGGTAAAGTATCTGCTGACGTTACAAGTACATCAGTGACAATAAATGATATAGTTGGTGATTTTCCAAGAGTAGGTATGAAAATGACTTGTCCAGGTAAAGATAGTGCTTGGGATTCTACAGGTGGCATTTCAAATTATCCTTTTGTAATAACAGCAGTTACTAGAGTTACTACAGTTGACTCGACTGGGGCTACTGTCGCGCCTAATGACGTTAATCCACCGTATCCTAACGTAGGAACAGTAGATATAACATTAAATTATTATCCAGTTGTTAATGGTGATGCTAGCGCTAACAATCCTATAATACTAGAGGGAGATATAGTTCAATTTTCAGCTCAAAATCCTTATTATGTTTCTAATTGGCCAGGTGATGAAGAGTTTTTAACTGACAAGTTTGTAAGATTTGCATACAGGTTTAAATTTGATGATGGAGAATATTCAGTAATATCTCCGTTTACTCAACCTACTTTTATACCTAAACAACATGGATGGGTTATAGATAGTCCAACAGCTGACGATACTAAAACTTATTCAAAACAAGAAGATGAAATAGGAGCTAGTACTATTGTTTCTTTTATGGAAAACGATATAAATAACGTTTCTTTAAATATAGAAACTCCTCACATAGTTAATCAGCTGCAAGACAAGCTTAAAATTGAAGAAATAGATATTTTATATAAAGAGTCAGACGCATTAGCTATTCAACTTGTTGAAACTATATCTGTAACAGATGATTTAATTGCTAATAATACCACTAATATTTTAACATATGAGTATCAATCTAAAAAACCTTTTAGAACTCTACCTGAAAAAGAAACTACTAGAGTATTTGATAAAGTACCAGTAAGAGCTCTCTCACAATCAGTTGTTGGTAATAGGGTTGTTTATGGTAATTTTTTAGATAAGCACACTCCACCTGAAAATTTACAATATAATGTAGGTGTCAGTGAAAAGTATGACATGTCGGAAATTAATACTACTAGTGCTGTCACAACTAAACCTATAGCGGATTTTTCAAGAATATCTTATCCGAACCATTCGGTAAAACAAAATAGAACTTATCAAGTTGGCATAGTGCTAGCTGATAAATACGGCAGGCAATCAGATGTAATTTTATCTGATCCACAAACAACTCAATCTACTTTTGGTGGCCAAGTTTTTTCAGGTTCTACATTTTACCATCCATATAAAACATTTCAGCTCGCTGCTAGTGGAGGTGCTGAAACTCAAATTAATGATTGGAAATTAGACAGTATAAAAGTATTATTTAGAGATAATATTCCAGAAACACAAACAGGTGAACATGCAGAAGGCTATCCAGGTCTTTATAAATCTGGCGAGTACACTGCTTTAGTAACTCCAGCAATAACTAGCACAAATGAAATTGTTGTAAGTAGTTTAGATCCTAATATAGCTGTAGGTGATATTATTAATTTAAGTGGAACAGTTGTAAGTATAAAAGCTATAGATGCTTCTGCTAAAAAAATAACAGTTTCAAGACCGGTTACTATATCAAACAATACTACTATAACAATAAACGGTCCTGCAAATAAACTAGGATGGTATAGTTATAAAATAGTTGTTAAGCAAACCGAACAAGATTATTACAATCTATACTTACCTAATATATGTTTAGCTAGTCAAGAGTCTGCTTTAATGAACTCTTATGGAAGTAATGCAGATAATTTTTTAACAACTCAAAGTTATTATACTTCTTTAATATCTGACAACATAAATAAAGTATCATTAGATTTACAAGAGGTACAACCTGAGCAAACTCAATTTAGAACAAGTGATGACATACTTTTCCCAAGAATAGGATTTAACCCTGAACTTCCTACTGCTTCAAGTGCTTATTATCCATTTAGCTCCAACTTTCACCATGGACAAAACTTTGTTACAGTAAATAACGTAGGTAAAGTAACGGATATGGGTCTACAGCAAGTAAACTTAGATGGTGTTTCTTTAGGTAGAATAACTGGATTTACTGGTGGAACCGGCGCAACTGCTGGGACGGTAGTTTACAACGTACCTGTAGTTGGTGGATCTGGGACTGGAGCTAGAGCTAAAGTTGCTGTTACAACCGGCACTACTGTAGATTATGTAGTAATCACTAATACAGGGAGAGATTATAAAGCTTCTGATACTTTTACTATAGCAGCTTACTCTTCTGGTACTACTGGATATATAGATGGTCAATCACAGTGGACAGTAGCTATTTCTATTGCCGCTTCTAATTGGACAATTACACCTGATAAAGGAACAGACACTTCTCCACTTACTGCAGCTGGTATATATAACGCTAGTTCTAATCCAAGTACGATGCAACTTAGTACTAGTGAAAGTTTTATAATAGGTAATGAGGCTAATGCTAGAAATAATGTTTTTAGCGCTTTAGAAATAAAACCGTTAGACTCTAGATTAGACATCTATTGGGAAAGTTCTACGTCTGGATTGATCTCAGAATTAAATTCTGAAATATCCTCGGGTGATAGTGCTACTCCAACTCCTATTAAACCTAGATAAATAAAAAAATATGGCTCGTCAAGTTGAAGTAGATTTTTACAACACATATGTATTAAGGAAAGTTAATAGTGCTTACAGAGTTGTTAAGGTTGGTAGTGATTTCAATTATTCACCAACTCAAGCAGTTACTTGGGGTATAGCTCCACTAGGCATAGGTTACGATACTAAACCTTTTCCTAATGTAGATGCTAGAAGGTGGTATATAGAGGAATCTAGAATAAGAGGTGGCTTTAACAACACCTCAACTGGTCAGGGTGTAAGAGCATATCTTGACGAAGAAAACCCTCTTCAACAACGTAGAGTTAATACACTTATATATTCTGGCATATACAATTCTAGAACAGGAGTAAATCAAACAAACGTATTCAGCGTTGGAGATGATATAACTAAGTCAGTTGATATATCTTTTGGTAGTATTCAAAAAACATATTCAGAAGATACTAATTTAATTGTTTTTCAAGAAAATAGAATACAAAGAGCTTTAATAGATAAAGATACTATATATACAACTGAAAGTGGTACTCAAACTCAAGCTGGAGCAGCTGTTATAGGTCAATTTGTACCATACAAGGGAGAGTATGGAATAAGTAAAAACCCAGAATCTTTTGCAATATATAACTATAGGAAATATTTTTCAGATAAAAATCGTAACGCTGTAATGAGGTTATCTAACGATGGGTTAACTGAAATAAGTATGTACGGAATGCAAGATTACTTTAGAGATAATTTAGCAGAAATAGATATTAGTAATACTCAACAAAGTTTTACAGCTACACAAACTGGAGGAGGTACAACTAGCGACACTCTTGTTTCAGTTACAACTTCTTCAATAACTACTGGGCAAAACATAACACCAGGTATGCAAATATCATTAGCTGGAGTTGTACAAACAGGATATATAACATATGTTGAAGTTAGTGGTGCTAATACTAATATATTTTACTCTCAACTCTTTACATCGACATTATCTGGATCTTTAACATTTTTATATAACACTAAAGGAAAAATAATTGGTGGTTGGGATATACATAATAAAAATTATGTTTTGTCTTTACAAAAAAATTCAAACCAAGTAAGCACTGATGAAGCAACTTACAAAACATTATCTTTTGATGAGCGTATAAATGGTTGGGTTAGCTTTTTTACTTATAAACCCAATTTAATGTTTAGTACTTTAAATAAGTTTTATAGTATTCAAAACTACAAACTATATAGTCATTATCACGTTAACTCTGACAATGATACAAGGGGTAGTTTTTATGGAGTAAGAAAACCTTCTAATGTTACTTTTGTATTTAATGCACAGCCTAACATAACTAAAAACTTTAACACCATATTTTACGAAGGTAGTAATGGTTGGGAAGTAGAGGTGTTTAAATCTGGGTTCACTGGTCAAGATCCAAACCCAAGTGGCGCTGCAGGATCTTACGTGCAAAGCAATGATTCTATTATATCTATAAAAAGTTATGACGAAGGATCTTATGTAGATGCTAATACTGGTTATACTTTAAGAGCTGGTTTTGATAGAAAAGAAAATAGGTATGTAGCTAATTTAAGAAATAATTCAGCTGCTGCCACTGGTGAAATACTATTTGGAGCTCAAATGAGTGGTATTAAAGGTTATTTTGCTACAGTTAAAATTGAAACAGATGAGACGACTCAATTGGGTGGTCCTAAAGAGTTGTGGGCCGCTGGAACTAATTACGTAATGTCATCATATTAAATTAAATTAAATGGAATTAAACGTAAGAAATCTTACAGAAAAAGATTATAAACTTTTAACAAAGTGGTGGTTAGACTGGGGTTGGGATCCAGTTCCTCAAGACATGCTACCTGATAATGGTAAAAGCGGTGTTATGATACAAGACGGTAAAAAACCTATAATAGCAGGATTTTTATTTTGGAGTAACTCTAATGTTGTTTGGTTTGACTGGATAATATCAGATAGATATTGTAGTAAAATAACAAGAGCAAAAGCATTGATAACCTTACTAAGCATAGTTGAAGAAATGGTTGAAAATGCTGGTAAAAAATATATAATAACTATTAGCGATAATAAAAGTTTAATATCAACTTTTAAAAAAAATAATTGGTATGTGGATGAGGATCCTCTACATAAAATAATAAAAAAAATATAAGATATGGGAGGTTGTAGAAGTAATGAATATAAAGAAGCTGCAGAGGAATTATCTCAAGAAGCAGCTGATGACTTGCTAAGATTAAGAAAAGAAGCTAAAGACGCTATAAATGATAGGTCTAAAGAATTAGATGCATTAGTTGCTAATAGACAAGATGTTATAAATCCATATGCTAATTTAACTAACGAGTACGCTAATCTAGGTGTAGCTACTCAAGCTGCAGAGTTTCAAGCTGAACAAACTGATATTGCTTTAGCAAATACATTAGATAACCTAGCTGCCAGTGGAGCTAGTGCTGGTGGAGCTACTGCTTTAGCTCAAGCAGCTTTACAAAGTAAAAAAGGTATATCAGCTAGCATTCAACAACAAGAAGCTGCTAATCAAAAACTAGCTGCTCAAGGTGCTGCGAATGTAGCTAGGATGAAAGCTGAAGGAGAGAAATTTGCTTTTAGTATCACTGAAAAGAGAGAACAACAAGAAATTGATAGACAATCTAATTTATTAGATCAAGAAAAACAAGCGTTGAGCGATGCTTTAGATCAACAACAATTTGCTGAAGATAATACATTCGTAGAAAATTAAAAAAAATGAGTTATAGAAGTCCAAATAAAACAACTAATAATTCTTCTACTTCAAGTGGCTATTCTAATTCTATTGCCATGGCACTTAGAGATGACGAGATACAAGAAGCTAGGATTAAAGCCAATATATCTTCTTTAATACAAGGAGGTTTAAATGCTGTTTTAGCTAAACAAGATGGTTTAAATAACTTAAATAAAAGAGTTACTAAAGCCGATTTAGAAATGTATAATAGAGTTGAGTCAGATGGTTTTAAAACTGGGTATAGTGCTTTTGATAAAAAAGCTGAAAACCTTATGTTTGATACTATAACTAAATTTAATAAAATCAAAGGTAGTATAGAAAACGGTACTTCTGATGATTTAGAATTAAGCAAACAAGGTTTAGCTTCTATAAATAGCATGATTGATCAATATGGAGACGCGGTTCCTAATATATTAGCTGTTAGTGAGGCTATAAATAACCAAAGCGCCACCGCTGAACTAAGCGATCAGTTCAGTGTTACGGGAGCACCAGCACATCAACTAGCTATAATAAGTAAAATAAGTCAAGGTAGTAGTGATATAGATATAATAGAAGAAAATGACAACATAATACTAGTTGATAATAATCCTGGAAAGTGGTATAATGAAGATGAAAACGGTAATTTAACAGAAGGAAAAGGTCCTACAAGATTAAATATTTTTGAATTTAATAGAAACTTGCTTAATAAAAATAATCCTTATTTAAAATATAAAGCAGATCCTACAAGAGTAGAATCAGCAGCTTGGAGTGAACTTGTTAAACAAGAGAGTGGTTACAATCCTAACTACGTAAAAGATGAAGATGGTAAGTACAGTATGACTGTTGAGCAACAAAAAGCTTTTAAAGATAAGGTAACTGGCTTAGCTAATTACAAGAAAAATGATAAAGGTTTTTATACTTATTTACCAGGTGATAACAATAATGAATATAACGGGTTTTCTACATTATTAAGAAAAAGAGGAGAGAGTATATGGGAAGATGAAGGCAACATGCAAACACTCGTTAAAGAGAAAGGTTTAAAATCTCAATGGCCTAAAGTAATTCCACAACCAGGTACTAAAGAGTTTAATGAGTTTGTAGAGGGTCAATATATACCTGCCTTGAAATGGTTAGCTGAGGAAACGTTAAGAAAAAATTCTCAAGATATTAAATTAGATCAACCAGGTGATAATGTGTCAAGTAATGAAAATAAAACTACTGGTAGTAAGGAAAATAAAAATAAAAAATCTATATGGACTAAAGAAGATATAGATAAATGGAATAAACTTGCGCCTGGAGAAACACTAGTTGTTGGAGGTTCTACATTTAGAAAAGAAGGTAAAACCGAACAAAATAATGTTCAATCTAGATTAGGTAATATGATGGAAAGTGAAGCTTTAAATAAATAAATAATTATGGAAGAATTTAGACCACCTGCAGATGCTATAGAAATAGTAATTAATAATTTTTCTCCACCATCAGACGCTATAGAGGTTTCTCAACAAGACGACGAAAAAAAGAAGAAAGCTGTTACAGAGAACACTGCGAATGTGGCAGCAGAAGATCAAAGCAGTACGGATTTAGTATTGGAAAATGGTTCATTGGACTCAAGAAAATCAACAAGTGAAAAGTCTTATAAACCTATAAATCTCTACGAACAAATAGATTTAGTTAATGAAGAGTTTGATGAGGAAACTAAAGATTTTAGGAAATATATTGCCAACGAATTAGTTAAAGATAGAGAAAAAAGAAATAATGAAATATTAAATTCTGGTTTTAAATTAAAAGAAGATGGTAAATACACTAATGAAGACTTGATAAAACTTAGAGACCTAGGTGTTGAAGTACCAGAAGAATTAATAACTATACCACTAAAGGATCCTAAAACAATAGGAGGAAAAAAATTTGAAACAGCTTTAAGACCTGAAAATATAAGTATAATTGAAGATCTTTTTAAAAATGAAGATGGGAAAAGTCCTATTGCTCAAGAAGTTTTTGAGGTACTTCAAAAAAACAAAGCGCAAGAGTCAAACGATTTAAAAATACTAACAGCTCAAAAAAATGCTTACAAAGATTCTGATATAAATGAATACACTACAAATAGACTTAGTAGTTTAGCTGATTTACAAGCTAAGTCTTTTGCTGGAGAAGAAAACTTTAATAAACTTAAAAGTTCATCTACGAAGGAAGAGAAACAAAAAGTACTGAATGACATATTTGATACTGATAGTGCTGTTGAATTAATAGATGATGATGGTAATTTTATAGAAGCGTCTAAATTAAATAGACAAGAATTACAGAGACAAAAAAACGAATTAAATGAAGCTATAGAGGAGTATTCTTACATGGCTCCAAATAAGCTTTATAAAGCTTATAATGATATAGAAAACGAACTAGTTTCGTTAGGTGCTCAATTATACGATAAAGGAGAAGAAGGTATATTAGAAGAAACTAATTTAGCTCAAAGAGCTAATGAGTTTTTAATAAACCTAGGAATGGATCCAGCTGAGGGTGATAAAGGACTTCGCGAAGACATGAAGGATTTACAAAAGATGAAAAACACTGGTGAAGCTAGTTCTAACCTATCTTTTATACCTAAAAGCGATAATATTTTAGTAAAAAAATATAATAAAAAACTAAAAGAGTTTCAAACAATTCAAACTGCAATTGGTTTAAATGTTGATTTAACTTCTATAGATAGAGCTAGTACTTTAGATATTTTAGGTATTGAAACAGAGAGAGCTTTAGGTTTTGATAATTCTAGTATAAACCAAATGCAAAATATTATGGTGAACAATATACTAGATGATAAGCTTAATTTAAAAGCAACTGAACAAGAATTAGAATTATTCGGAGAGCCTGGTGAAGAATATGTTAAACAACCAGATCAATTATTAAATACTGAAAGATTAGTTAGTTCACTTCCCGGTCTTACTAAAATGGGTGTTGAAATGGCTGCAACATATTATCTACTAGGAGGATCTGCTAATGTAGGTAAGATTACTTCAGGTATTGGTGAGGCTGTAGCTGTAAATGTAGCTAAGAGAGGAATAAATATTAACACGGCTAATGTTATAGGTAGATATTCTTCAGGTGTTATTCAAGAGTCTATAGGGTTAACAGGTAGCAATGTTATAGGAAGTAATGTTTTTGGTTCTGAAAAAATGCCTGTTATACCTTTTGCTGCAGGTAGTCAGTTAGGTCATTTAGGTGGTAATTGGATTAGCAAAACAATGTTGCCTTCTATTAGGAATATGGCTGTTAAAAACAAGTATCTTGGTACTGTTGTTAATTTTTTAGACACGAAAGGTTCTAGCACTATTAATGGTGCTTTAAAATTCGCTGCTAAACCAGCTATAGGTGCTACTTCAATTAAGCTTGGAGAAGGAGTGTCAGGCGTTGTAGATGTTGTTAAAGATGAAAAAGATTTCAGTGAACTGTGGCATGAGATAACAGATGTTGATAGCTTTTTTGAAACTTACGGTGCTTTACTATTTATGGCTGGTGCTAGACCAGATACTTATACTAATAGAGTTGTAGAAAATTTCCATAGAGATATTGATAGATTTAGAGGTAACTCTCCTGAGTGGAACTCTATGGCTAGACAATTAGGTTTAACTACTAAGAAAAATGCTAAATGGTCAGACTCTGAGATAAATGAAGCTTTAAATAAAAAGAAAATAGAAATAGTAGAGAATCAAGATATAACAGCTACTCAAGCCAACGAAATGATTAACAATGCTAAGTATTTAGCGAATAGATTAAAACTTAAAAAAGCTTTAGATCAAGTTAATACAAATGTTAAAGCAGAAACTTGGAATACAAAATATAAGAATTTACAGTTAACTATTAAATCTTTAGAGGCTGGAAACGGTATAACCCCACAAGATATTATAAATATGACAGAGGCTGGGCTCGCTAATCAAGGAGCTTCTGTTGTTTTAGAATTACAAAAGTTAGGTATTAACGAAGCTGACGCAGTACAGGTTTATAAATCTTCAAACTCTTCATATAACCAAGCTAGTAAATATTTTAAAGATCCTAATAGTAAGAACTTTAAAAGCTATTTAGAGAGCACTTCTAAAGAACAGACTAACGAAAACATAAAAGAAAACTTAAAAACACAGTTAAAGAATAAAGAAATAAATAAAGTTACTTATGATTTAGAGTTGGAAAGATTAGATGCTGATATATTATTAGAACAAGCAAAACAAAAAACTTTAATAGATATAGCTAGAGGTGATACTCAACAAAGAATAAAAGAAACTTTAGATTATACTGAAGAAGTTAAAGCAGAAGGTACTGAAGTTAGAGAATTGTCGTCAGAAGAGTTTAATAAGCTTAAATCAGAGTTAACTGGAAAGCAACCAGAAACAATAGGTTATGGATTTCAAACAACAATAGATGGTGAAACTGTATTTGTCATTAACAAAGATGCTATGGCACCTCAAGGCGGTAAATATAGATTTGAATCTGGAGGTAAAGAATATGTAGTAGAAGGTTTTAAAGGATCAACACAAAAGCATGAGCTGTTTCACCCAGTGTTTGAAAGACGTTTTGACCAATCAGCGGTAGATAGTAGAGTTAGACAAAAAGCAAGAACAAGTAGAGATCTTGAATCTGCTAGAAAAGAAGTTGAAAAAGAAGATTTAGATTATATAGACTCGTTTAAAAATAGATTAAAAGAACTAGGTGTGTTTAACAGAGTTGAACAAGAGATGATGGAGCGTCCTGGCTATAAGGATTTAATAGAAGGTAATAAAAGGGATGTTCAAATTGAAAAAGAGTTTATAAATGAATTTTTAGAACTACAAGGCGAAGGTCAATTAAATAGTTTGTTAGAAGGGGCTAATGTTAAAAAAGTAGGAACAGAAGTTATTGAATTGAAAAATGGAGCTGATGTTGCTGACTTCTTCATAACTGGAGTTGAAAAAACACCTGAAGGTAAAGCTGAAGTTAAAAAAGCTTTGGAAGAATATAAAGACATAACCGGAAAAACAGCATCGATTCAAACATCGGAAAAAATATCTGATATTAAAAGCGTAGGTAAAGACGCTGAAAACATACCCTCTGATCAAGTAGAAAAAATAGCTAGTAGAGTAGCTGGAGCTGCTTGGAATAAGTACGGTAGTCGTATACCAAAAAACATAGCAGAAGAAGCTGGTATTACTAGAAAGTCATATATTGACGCAGCTAAAAATGATATACTTACTTCTAAGTGGATTAAAAAATGGAACGGTGAAAGACAACCATTTAATCAGTATGTAGCTAATAAAGGTATGTTAGAATTAAAAACTTTAGCAACTGAATTAGGTGTAGAGAGTAAAGATGCTCCTGTTAAAAAACGTATTAGTGACAAAATCACAACTGAAGGTGATAGAGAATTTGATGTTAAGTCTGAAGATCTTACGCCTGAAGAAGCTATGGTGGCTAAGGAGTCTGGTAAAGCTGAAACTATCAAAGAGACTAAAACAATAAATCCATTAGAAGCTCCAAATGTAAAACCTAAAGCAAAAGAAATTGAAGATGCTATAGACTTCACAGAGGCAGATGCTGTAGGTATGCGTACAGGTGGTTTTAAAAGAGTAGGTGAAACTTACGGAGGTAAAGCTGCATCAATAGCTTTTGGAGTTCCTGAATCTAAAATAACAGATCCAAAGAAAAATCTTACTTATGCTAAGAAAATCAAAGATGGTATTCCAGAGCCATCTGAAGCTGGTAATATTCAACAAGCTTTTACTAACAAAAGTAAAGTAGAAACATTTATAAAAAACTTACCTGAAACAAATGTTAGTGATATGCAAACTAATATTGGTTTAGAAAAACTAGACGTGTCAAGGGATGTATATGGTTATGGTACTGGAATAAGTAATAGAGTATTAAAAACTTTTTATAATAAAACTGGTAAAAGATCTAAAGGTTTAACTAGTCAACCTGCTATATGGGAATTAAAACCAGAGTTTAAAGGTAAAATATCTAATGAGACTATAGCTAAAGTACAAAAAGAATTAGGTATTACAGAAGCGGGTCAGTTAAATAAGTATGATAGAAACATTGGTCAACTACTTAAAGGAGTTGCTAAGCTAGAGGGTTATCAAATAGCTAACACAGTTGTAAGAAAGAAGATAGAAGGCATAGATATTAAATCTGCTATACCTAAAAAACAATTATTAGCAGACTTAAAAGCTGGCGCGAATAAATTTCAAGCATCGGAAAAAATATTTAATGAAACACTAAATAAGAAAAAAATAAAATCTATACCACAATTATTAGGTTCAGAAGCGTTAGTGCCTAGAATAAAAAAAGTTATGTATGGCGACTTGCTTGATATTGGTGGTAACTTTTTCTATGATGGAAAAAGGTCTAAACTTATAGGATCAGGTGTATTTTCTTCTAGGGCTGATGTGTTAAAAGCTTTTAAAGATAAGTTTCCGTTAGTAGGAAAATATGAAGTTGGTGTTGACAATTTAACTAGAAGATATGAGAAAGAAACAGATAGTAAAGGTGAGTTAATTTACACAAATAAACAGGCTAGAGACAAAGCTGTCAAAGAGATGCAGCCAACGCTTGAAGCTTTGGAAGCTGGATTAACTATGGAGGTTGCGGATTTTCAAGCGGAGATAAAGCAGATAATAAAAAGTAACCCTGAGAAATATAAAAAGTTTACTCCTGAGCAAATAAAGCTAATGGATAGAGTTGTAAACTCAGAAACTTTAGGTAAAAATCCTGACAATAAAATAAATAGTAATAAAGCTGATTGGAAGAATATTAAAGAAGGTAAAGATTTATTTTTAGATATTTTTAAAGACGCTTACGAAAAGAATAATAAAAACTTAGATGTTATTGCATACATGCTTTGGCACCCTAATTCTAATTCTCATCCTTTAAGAAACTTAGCAACTATAGTAGGTAAGGAAATAGGTAAGGATATAAGATATGAAGAACACATGTTACCTTTTAGTGCTTATTCTAATTTATTATTACAAGGCATAACTAAGAATAGAAAAACATGGGATGGTTTGAAAGATTGGTTACACAACAATTACACTCAAGAAGTCATAAGTAATTATACAGGACCCAGAAATGGAGTCTATAGTTCTCGAAGTATTCTTGATCATCCAACTAGAGATTTTTCTAAAGATGGTTCTAAATTACCTAAGTGGAGTTCAAAAGACAAATTGCACCCTGAATTAGAAACACAACTGCAAGAAGCTTTAGAAGGTAAAAGAAAATGGGAAGATGTTATTAGTCCAGATATTAGAAAGTATAATGAATATGGTTCTAAAAGAGGATATGTAAATCCCAATAAATTAACTAGATTTGGAGAAACTGATGCCAAAAGATACAATGTTGAAGTACCTAAAAAACTAGAAACCAATTCCAACATAGTAGAAATACAAAATCAATTAATACATCAGCAGCTTATAGGTAAGATGAGTGCTAAAGAAGCTAGAGAGATGATAGATATTGCTATTAAAGATGCACCTGCTAGATTAGAAGCTACTAAAGCTGACTACAAAATGCTTAGTGAATCTCCAGTGCTTAATTTAAGTGAAAAAATGTCTACCAATGACTTAGTTAAAAAAGCTAACACTATAGACAAAGCTTTAGCTAATGCTAGAAAAATAAAAAAAGAACCTAAAAAAATAAGAGTGTTTGACTTTGACGACACTGTAGGTACTAGTAAAAATAAGGTGTTTGCTACAAAAGGCAGTGAAAGAAAAGTGCTTAATGCAGAACAGTTTGCTAAAGAAGGTTTAGATCTTATAGATAAAGGTTG